GCGATGCACTACTACGACGAGAATATCGAGCCGCCGAAGGACGGTACGCAATGCAAGGTGGTGATGTCGAAGGAGCAGCTCACACCGGAGGATGAGGAAGCGATCAGACGCGAGGTGAGAGCCGCAGAGGAACAGAGGGTGCGTGATGAGGAGGCCGCGAGGATCAAGAAGGAGAAAGAGGAACGCAAGCGCATAGCCGCAGAGGAAGCGGCAGCCAAGAAGAAGGAGACCGCAGAGAAGAAGAGGAAGGAGGAAGCAGAGCGTAAACGCAAGGAGTGGGAAGAGGCGGACCTGTTGTTCCGTTTTGACGAGGAATAGGCATGAGAGCGAAGACGGAAATGGAGAGAAGGCTGTGCGAGTACGCCAACCTTCTCCCGCCTTTGGCGGACGAGATACAGGAGTGGGCGTTCGCAAACCTGTTCAAGCCGGAAGCCTACTACTGGCAGCACAGAGGGAAGAAGCAGGAGATATGGTGTCAGAGTTGCGGACACAGAGAGCCGTGCGACGGTTGGCTGATAATGGGAGTGAGCGGCGAGTGGACATGCCCGGAGTGCGGCAAGACCTGCAGGGTGAGACGGTACAAGACGGAGACCAACGCGCTGAACGTAGCCAAGTGGATGAGTGTGATAGACGTAAGGAACGGGCTGCAGGTGGTTAGGACTTTCGAGGTATGCAAGGACAACAGCGGGAAGGGACAGACGCAGTACTACGTGAGGGAGATGTATCAGAACTGGATGCCGGAGAAGGGAACGGAGGTCATAACGAGCAGACCGTATGCAAGGAACTTCTCACAGGCAATCACATGGGGCATCGGTCCGTACGAGATCAAGAGACATGGAGGGTACTATACGGACATCTTCGCAGTCGAAGACAACTACCTATACCCGAAGGCGAAGGTGGCCGGCTACATAAGGAGGAAGGGCATGGACGCAAGGATGGTGAAGAAGTTCGCACAGATGCGCATCCCGTTCCCTTCATGCCTCGGAAAATGGATGAAAGTGCCGTACTACGAGACACTCTGGAAGACGCAGGAAATGGCGCTGTTCAAGTACTTCATGGCGGGAAACTACCGACGTAAACTGGAGGATTACAAGGACAGCATAAGGATAGCAAGACGCAGAGGGTGGGAGTTCAAGGAGGTCGGCCTATGGCTTGACTACGTGGATGAACTTCGCCAGTTGGGGATGGACGATAGAAGTCCGAAATACCTATGTCCGCAGGACTTGAGGGCAGCACATGCGGCGACGTCCAGGAGACTGAACGCTATCCGGGACTTGGAGAAGGTGAAGGCGGAGAAGCAGAGGATAGCCGGATACGAGGCAGATTACGCAAGGCATATCGCATCGTTCCTGGGACTGTGCTTCACAGCCGGAGACATAGAGATACGGCCACTGCCGACGGTGATGAGCGTGTACGAGGAAGGTGAGGCGATGCACCATTGCATCTACCGCATGAACTACTGGAAACAGCAGGACACGTTGCTCATGAGCGCAAGGGGAAAGGAGGGAGTGAGACTGGAGAGCATAGAGATAGACCTCAGGGAGTTCAAGGTGGCACAGAGCAGAGGACTGCAGAATCAGCCGAGCGCAGAGCATAAGGCAATCGTGGCATTGGTAAACAAGAATATGAATCAAATCAAACGAATAAGGAAGGCAATATGATCAACAAGGCAATCATCGTCGGACACGTGGGCCAAGACCCGGAGGTCAGATACACAGGAAACGCAAGTAATGGCGCGAAGGTGGCAACAATGAGAGTGGCGACAACAGAGCGCTACAAGGACAAGGAAGGCAATCCGAAGGAACTCACCGAGTGGCACAGCATCGTCTGCTGGCGCGGCACTGCGGACGTGGTGGAGAAGTACGTGAAGAAGGGAACGCAGGTGTATGTGGAAGGCAGACTCCGCACACGATCGTGGGAGGACCAGAACGGACAGAAACATTACTCGACCGACATCCTCGCCGATACACTCCAGCTCCTCGGCAAGAGGGAACGCGACCCGTTCATCGCCGGAGCGCAGCAGATGGAGCAGGCGCAGAAGCCGGCAAGCACGCCGCTTCCTACCGTAACACCGGGCGAGAATCCAGACGATGATCTCCCGTTCTAATGTTCAACTGCCTCCCTTCGGGGAGGCACAAATCAAAGTTTATGAAAGCAAGAGTAAAAGCAACGGGAGAGATTGTAGAGGTAATAGCAATAGACGGAGATTGGCTATTTTGTTCAGATGGAGCGCACTATGGAGTAGAATCTCTTGAGGGTATAAAATCAGAGATTGACTACTGGACTCGCCTTGAGCATCAGTACGTAGGTATGGCGATGCAGGGGATGATGAACAACAGTTATCTTGCAGGAGAGTTCCGAAAAGACCCCAATAATGGCATTGAAGATATGTCAAAAATCATCACAAAGGCTGCTGCTGTTTACGCCCACGCCCTCGTGGAGAAACTAAAGGAGGAATAGTTATGAGCGAATTTAATTTCAAAATAGTTACTCAGAGATGGAATGACTTCCATTGCTTGTTTATCTTTTCTAATGATGGTATAGCATCTTGCCGATTGAGTATTTATGATGATACCCCAAGCGAAGGAATTATCTCGGACTTATATGTGTATGATGCTTGTAGGCAACAAGGATATGCTACTGAACTTCTAAAGTTTTGTAGTGAGGTTGCTAAAGCCAATGAATGTAACTCTATCTCCCTTAGAAGCGACAATGATGACTGGGTAAGAGAGTGGTATAAGCGAATAGGTTTTGAAGTTGAATCAAGCCAAGTATGGCTTAAAAAAAGTATTTGATATGGATTTCAAATCACAAATATGCACAACAAGAGAGCAGAGTGAGAGCCTCTTGGCATTAGGTCTCAAGAAGGAGACTGCGGATATAAGAGGTGTGGAAGGAATTGAGCATACACCTACCTACGCTTGGAGTTTGCATAGGCTTTGGATGTCTATACCTAAATACATTGAAATAGGAGAAGGCAATGAGTATGAGATTGTGATGATTCATGGCTATTTGAAACTTATAAATGACCTTGATGATGTCTACAAATATTTTGATAACAATGATAGCATCTACGATAACATCATTGACTGCATCGAATGGCTAATCAAGGAAGGGTATTTTAAGAAGGAGTATTTGATGAATGGAAACGACTAAACAAAAATTCACAATAGAATTTGAATATCCTATAATGGATGCAAAGGTTACTTCCGAGGAATTGCGAGAGATTGTTGGCATAGGTCTTAAATGCTTCGGTTGGGATATTAAAGTAAAGGAGGAATAGAGAATATGAATGTAATAGTAATTGTAGGTATTGTATTTTTTGCAGCAGTCCCTTTGACTTGGGGTGTTTTAGAGTTGATAGAATTTTTTACAAAAAAACGAGGTAAACAAGTTCATTATGTATATTACTCACGAAAACTGAATAAAACAATAGATGTTGATAAAGTAGGAGAATAAAGAATATGAACGGACTTAATTACAAAGTAGGTGACTATGTACGAATCAAGAGTCTTGATTGGTATAATGAGAATAAAGGTAATGATGGAATTGTAGAATTTTCAACAAGTGTCTTTGTTCCAGGAATGTCACAATTTTGTGGAAAGGTTGTGACAATTGAAGCTGTTTTTGATGAGGGTGATGATGATGTAATATATTGTATGGAGGAAATAGGTTATAACTGGACAGACGAAATGTTTGAAGGAATCGAGAAAGAGGAAATGTCATTAAATATTGATGACTTTCAGGATGATAATGAAATACTTGATATTATAGATGAATATGTTCATCGTCTTAAAGGTAATGAATGTCAGATAAATCTTCCCAATGGTTACATCTTCAAAGACGAGAACGGAAATGAGATTTTGACAAACAAAATCATCTTGGAGAAAAAGAAAAAGGTATCATATTCCGCAAATTACGAAGAAGCTCTTTCCGAAGGTATCAAGGAAGCAGTTAAAATTTTGAAGGAGAGGTAATATGGAAAGGATAACAACACTTGCTAATAGACTTGCGGAAGCCATCTTGTTTGATTGGGATAAAGAAGAGGTTATTAAGCTCGCAAAAGAGGTTGCAGTGGCTTGTCACGAGAATATTGAGTTTGTCTCCCTCGTCAAGAAGATGCGAGAGGCGCAGAAGGATGTGATTTATAAGTCTATGTTCTCCGCATTGGATTCTGCACATCCTACGGCTTACGAGGTGGCAAAAACGAAACAAATAGTTCTTGAACAAGAGGTGGACGAATACTTAAAGAAGATGGAGGTATGAGACAAGAAGATTGGATCAAGGTAGAGGATAGACTACCAGAAGTAGTTGATGGTTGGGATTTCAGCGAGATGGTACTCGTTGCGTGGCTCGGTGGTACAGCTGCTTCCGTAGCCGAATATAATCACAAGACGCAGAGGTGGCTCAATAGGGATGATAAGATAGTTGTCGGTGTCACCCATTGGACGCCGATAGTTTTACCAAAGGAGGACTGAGAATGGCAAACACGACTAACCTACAACACACCTGCGGAGAATGTACCTTCCGCAACCACCTCTACTGCGTTAAGTCGCGTATGAATGTGCGCCCCTCGCAGTATGCCTGCGCCCTCTTTATGACGGATGAGGAGTATAAGGCGGAACGCGAGGCTGCAAAGGAGGCGGCATACAAGAAGAACGAGCTGCGCTTCAACTTCCTGCTCACCGCCCTTGAGATCAGTGCGACAAGCACCCAGCAGATTATGGAGTACTTTGATAGCCTATTTACCGACCATATGGTGGAGAGGGACTGGCGCAGGGAACGCAAGCAGGCTGCCAACGAGATACGCAAGTGCGCGGCAAGGATGCGCAACCTCTTTCAGCAAACCTATATGGTTGACCAAATGAATGTGATGACGGGTCACGGGGAGAGGGAGTTTGACTGCGCAGCTTGGGACTCCCACGAAATGGACGGAAGGATGGCGGTACTGAAGTTGCTATATGACCTTGATAGGTGCTGGCAAGACCCGAGCAAGGATAAGGAGATTATTGACCACTATAAGTCAATGGCGAGTATAGGCGCGTTTGAGCAGAAAGACTTTAACCACTTTGACCGATAGATCTATGAACGAGAAGCAAAGATACTGCGGGGATTGCGCCAACTACATAGCAGGAGGCGGCTACCCGAACTGCATTGACAAGAGGGCAAAGAATAACAAGTATAGAACAACCTGCCCGCTCGCATACGCCTGCGGGGACTTCAAGGAAAAGGAGTCTTGAGGCATAAATAGGCATATATTCAGTTATATGCAAACGATGCAAATAAAGGCATTATTTATGCGTAACTTGCGGATTATTACGCGGTTATGACAAGAAAATACGACATAATACTCGGTATTGACCCCGATGTAGAGCAGAGCGGAGTGGCAAGGCTGGACATAGAGCAGAAGACTCTATGTGCGCAGACCCTGCCATTCCCTTTACTTATTGACTACATACGCGACATCTTCGCGCAGAACAAGGGGAAGCATATCGGGGTAGTCGTAGAGGCTTCTTGGCTCAACTCCCACAACTGGCACCTATCACGATATGACAATTTGGCGATTGCCGCAAGAAAGGGCTATGACGAGGGGAGAAACCACGAAGCGGGGCGCAAGGTGGTGGAGATGCTCCAGCACTACGGGATCGAGGTGATGGAGAAGCAGCCTCTGCGCAAGATATGGCAGGGCAAGGATCGCAAGATAACCCACGCGGAGATAACAGCGATAACCGGCTGGGACAAGAAACGCAGCAACCAGGAGGAGCGCGATGCGATGCTTCTCGCCTGGAACGAATCTGGACTACCAATCATAATCAGGAAATGATACAGGAAACAAGGAAGAACGGGAAGGTGGCTGAGAAGTACGCCGAGTTCGTAGGAAAGCATGTCATCATCTACTACCGCGATATGCGAGACACAGACCGCAAGCTCCATGGCGTTATTACGGAGGTGGACGGCGACATCGTGAAGATGGTGAACGGAGAATGGTGCGGATCATTGAACGTCCGCCACGCCAAGGTTCTGCTCGTTTCAACCGTAGCAGGGTGGAACAAGGAGGAAATGGACAGCGACGACAGGAAGGGCATATTCAGCAGATTATTCAGATAGGATGAATACGGATAACCACATCACAATAACCGAGGCGGAGTTCATCGCCTACGAGGACAAGGCACTTATGGACTTCGCACAGCTCATTCGCGGAAGCGGCGTGAGCCTTTACGAGATTGCGAAGGCGTGCAACCTCTCTTGGGAGACCGTCAAGGCGGCGGCCAACGGAGTGCCGGTCAAGTTCGCAACGCAGTGCAGAATACGAATGTATGTCGAAAGGAAACTACAATATGGAAGTAAAGAGAATTAATATCGGACAATTAACGGGCAATACTGGGCAGATAGAAGGCTTGCCTGCTAATCCGCGCACATGGACGCAGACGGAGATAGACCGCCTTGCGAAGTCATTGAAAGAGACTCCAGAGCTGTTCGAGATGCGACCTTTGCTCGTCTATCAGCAAGGCGAGGAATACGTCATTCTTGGCGGTAATCTGCGCTATGAGGGAGCCAAAAAGAATAAGATGCAGGATTGCCCTTGTATCGTTATCCCTGCCGATACTCCGGTGGAGAAACTCAAGGAGATAGTTATCAAGGATAATGGATCGTTCGGTGAGTGGGATGTAATGCTCCTTGCTGACGAGTGGGGAGATTTGCCTTTGGAAGATTGGGGAGTTGTTGCTGATTGGCTGAAAGAAGAAAAGGATCCTAAACCAACAAAAGAAGTTGAGATTGAATCATCTTTCCGTATTGAGATTTCTTGTGCATCAGAAGGCGAGCAAGAAATGTTGTACGCAGAATTAACAGGGAGGGGATTAGAATGTCGCATTTTGACATTGTAAGGCAGAGCAATCCTGCCAAGAGTTTCCGTGTCGCAAGTGTCATGGGAACGTATGATTTGCAAACAGAACATATTAACGAAAGGTTTGTTGGAGATATAGATTTACCTGACACGTGGAATGTGGGTTTGATAGTCGGCAGAAGCGGAACAGGTAAGACTACCATTGCAACCGAGTTATTTAGCGATAAAATCTACAGGGGGGGGCAGAACTATACTCATGAGTGTTTGCTCGATGATATGCCTTCAGATGCGACTATGTCGGAGATATATCAAGCGCTTACGGCTGTAGGCTTTGCTTCACCACCTGATTGGCTGAAATCTTACCACGTATTGAGTAACGGCGAGAAGATGCGATGCGATATTGCAAGAGCTATGTTAGAAAACAAGGAAATGTTTGTTTTTGATGAGTTCACTTCCGTAGTTGATAGAAATATAGCCAAAGTAGCTTCTCTCGCTATACAAAAAGCAATACGTAAAAATGGGCGTAAGTTCATAGCAGTTACTTGTCACCATGATGTCCAAGAGTGGCTGATGCCTGACTGGGTATTCAATACCGATACAATGACCTTCTCAACGTATGACCTTGAGGAGCAAAAAAAAAATAGACCGGCCATTCAGTTGGACATCGTGGAGACAGGACACAAGCTCCGCTATTGGGAAATGTTTAAGAAGTACCACTATCTGACAGGTGAGTTCAATGTAGCAGCAAAGACATGGCTATGCTTTGTGAACGGTAACCTTGCAGGATTCTGCTCATTCTTAGCTTTCCCTCATCCGAAGATAAAGAACATATACAAAGCGCATCGCGTTGTTGTGTTTCCAGATTATCAGGGAATAGGCGTTGCAAGCAATATGCTTAAGATTTGCGCTGATGAATTGAGACGAAACGGAAAGAAAGTGAAATTGACATCAAGTAATATTGCGATGATCATGGCATTAAAGAAATCAAAATGGTGGAAGTGTACAAGGATAGGTAGAATGAGCAAGCCGGCTAACGCGTCGTATGATAAAGGTCTTGCGAAATCGTTTTCCTGCAACAAAATCACAGCAGCTTTTGAATATCTTGGGTAAAGGTATGTAAGCGTGTTGGTAAAGAAAGATAATGCGCTAAAACGCAAGGAAATATATAAAACAAACGGGCGTAATAAAGATGGCACAGCAGAGAGATAGTAAAGGCCGATTCACGAAAGGCAACAAGGAAGGACACCGCTTCAAGGCTGGTGATGTAGGCAACCCAAACGGGAGACCTCCTTTGTTGTGCAACGTCCTGAAGAATCTCCCTGCCGATGCTCAAGAGAAAGCATACAGCGCACTCTGGACCGCGATGTCGCAGCCGGATGTAAAGAGCGCAAAGGAGTTCCTGGAGAAGTCAGCCGAAGAACTGCCTGAATGCGGATTCGCTCTGCAGGTCGCAGTCAAGGCTCTGATGGGCAACAAGGGCTGGGACGCGCTGATGGACATATACGACCGCCTTTGGGGAAGGCCGCGACAGACCACCGAGATAGACGGAACGTTCAACCTCACGCCTCCGCCTATCATCATAGAGAAGGGGGACGATGACGACTAACGGGACACGATTCAACGGGAAGTACGCCTCCTTGTTCGCTCCGCCGAAGGAAAGGTACACGATAATCACAGGAGGGCGAGGCTCGGCTAAATCATTCACCGTAGCTTCTGCTCTCCTTCGTCGTACCTATGACGACGGATTCAACATCCTTTTCACGCGCTGGACCATGGATTCAGCAAAGGACTCCGTAATCCCGGAGTTCAAGGACAAGATGGAACGTATGGGCGTGGGAGGGCATTTCTACGAATGGCGCACGTCCGTCCAGAATCTCGGAACAAAGGCGAAGGTGCTGTTCAGAGGTCTGAAGCAGTCATCCAAGAATCAGGTGGCGAAGATGAAGTCGCTGTTCGGTATCAAGATATGGGTACTTGACGAGGCGCAGGAACTTGTGGATGAAACCCTCTTCGATACGGTGGATAACTCAATCCGAGACGCCAATACCACTAACGAGGTGTGGCTGGTCCTTAACCCTACGGACATGGATCACTGGATAATACGACGATTCTTTACGGAGAAAGGCTTGGAGGTGGGATTCAACGGAGTGAAGGACGGAGTGCGTTACATCCATACGACCTACCTTGACAACCGCAAACACCTGGACCAGTCGTTCATTGACAAGGCGGAGCATCTCAAGGAAGTGAACCCGGAGAAATACGACAATATCTATCTCGGTCATCCTATGGTGCGCAAGAACGGCCTTATCTACACGCGCTGGGAGCAGATCGCGCCGGAGGACTATCCGAACAACCTCGACCAGTGGTACGGCAACGACTGGGGATACGGCGGCGATCCGAACGCCCTCATCCGTATGTGCTTTGATGCGGTCACGCAGACGGTCTATCTGTGGGAGGTCTGCTGCACGCAGCTCATCACGACCGACGTGGCAAAGGTGCTGAAGGAGGACGCAAAGACCATCGGCTACGAGCCGGAGAACTGCCTTGTCTATTGCGACCCGGCACGCCCGGACAACATCACGCAGCTCCGCCGCTCCGGCATATCCGCCGTAAAGGCTGTCAACAGAGACAAGCCGGGACGTATCTCCTACCTCCAGGGATTCAAGGTGAAGTACGTCGGCGAAAGCATACGCCGAGAGGTGCGTTCCTATTCGTGGCAGCCGCACCCGCAGGACCTGGAACGATTCACCGACAAGCCACAGGACGGAAACGACCACTGCATGGACGCGGTCAGCTACGGAGTAGTCACACATCTCCGCCGTATGGGAATACTGAACGAAGACGGGGAACAATGAGAAGTTTGATATACCGACATTTGACGACTTGGCAATAATGGGGCGAGATTTGCCCGATAAACGGATTTATATGGGACTCATAGACAGACTGCGCGGCAAGGACATTGACGCGCTTAAAACGGAAATAAAGGGCTACTACGAGGAGACGGAGAAGGCGAACGCATACCTCTCCGCTATTGCTGTGCAGATGCAGGGCTTGCGTCTGCCGGACATCAACGGACTCGGCAGAGAGCAGATCAAGAGAGCATACGAGACGAGTGCGCCGGTAATGGGCGTGATCAACTACATCGCGGACAACGTGGGCGAAGTGTCGAAGTACCTTGAATTGACCAAGGACGGAGACATAGTGGAGAAGCATCCGCTTCTTGACACTCTGCTCCGGCCTAACGACAGATACAACCTCCGCAAGTTCGTGACTGCGTGGGCTGTGAACAGACTCTTGTTCGGTGACGCGTGGGTGTACGTTACGCGCCGTATGGGAAAGGAGGGCGGCTGGAATCTCTACCTCATCCCTTCGCAGCGCGTGGTCGTGAAGAACGGCTCTCCGTACATCGAGGGTGTGCAGATATATGGCACATCGCAGAAGACAATCCCGATAGCGGAGGTGTTCGAGAGCTTCGACTACAATCTTGACGACACGTCTGCATTCGGAACGAGCAAGGTGGCAGCAGCCGCCGCATATCTCTCCGTAATGGAGAAGGGTATGAAACGACAGGACACTACTCTTGAGACCGGTGGAGCAACGCACATCGTTACACCGAAGCCGGATGAGACGGGAGCGATCCTTCCGCAGCATGCGGCAGAGGCGGAGAAGCTGATGAACGGCAAGAACAGCGCAGGCAAGAAGCGCTTCTTCCCGTTCCCTATCGAGGTGAACCAGCTCGGCAACACGCCGGTAGACTTGAGCATCCTTGATTCGCACAAGGAAGCCGTAACGGCGCTGTGCTTCGTTTTCCGCGTGCCAGTTGATCTCTACTACGGACAGGCGAAATACGAGAATGCAAAGGAAGCAAAGAAGACGATATATGAGCAGAACGCAATCCCTATGGCTAACGAGTTCGCAGAGGACCTGCTGCACTATCTTGGACTGGATAAGGAAGGCTACCGACTTGCAGTCAATACCGATAAGATCGACGTACTGCAGGACAAGCCGGGCGACATCCTTGACAACCTCGGCAAGATGCACGCGACCCTCAATGAGATGCGCGAGGCGTACGGATACGACCGCATTGAGGAGGAGTGGGCGGACAAGCCGCTGCTCCCTCTCGGCGTATCATTCGGCAACGAGTATGGAGATATAGACATCAACGAGGGCAATGCGTAGGAAGATAACACCGGCACAGCGCAGACATATGGACTACCTTCGCCGCAACGGACTGAAGGTGGGACGTGTCTATGAGGCAAGGCTCATCAAGGCGAGACGCGCAGAGCTGAAGCGCCTTCTCTCGCTGTGCAGGGACTACCACGACACGATGCAATGGGCAGGACTTATTGACACCTACGCGAGTGAGGACTACCTTGCAGACTGGTACAAGGGCCTGTACATTGACGCCGGACTGCCGAGAGCCAAGAGTCAGGCGCGAGACCTTTCGCGCGGCAAGGCGACACCTACGGAGGACTACTGGCTGGATGAGCTGGGAAGATATGCGGAACAGAACGCCGGAGAAAGGATTGTCCTCGTGCAGGATACCTTTAAGGAGTCACTCGTCAAGGTGGTGCGCGGAGTGATGGAGGCAGAGCCGGAGATAGGTATTGAGAAGCTCGCGAAGCAGATCGTCAAAGGTTACCAGTCCATCGAATTGTGGCAGGCGAGAAGGATTGCCCAGACCGAGACGATGATAGGTCTCGCAGGGGCGGGAGACATCGCGGCGCGTTCGCTTGACATTCCGTTCCAGAAGCAGTGGGCGGTAAGCGGACTGACCAACACGCGAGAAACCCACCTTGTGATGGACGGCGTGATAGTGGATCAGGACGAGCCGTTCGTTCTGCCGGAGGGTGACCTCATGCAGTATCCGCACGACAGCTCAATGGGAGCGAGCGCCGGGGAAATCATCAACTGCGCGTGCGACTGCATAAGACTGAACATCTAACTATACATCATTTCTTTTCTCAGTATATAGATTAACCCTAATGTTTAATTGTTCCAGGACAGTCCGTCGTGAGATGCGCGGTCCTTTTCTATTGGGAGAAGTTTGATATACCGAACATTCCGCACGCGCGACGTATTGCGTCATTTTTGTGCAAAATAGGCGTTATGGAGACATTACAACACAAGAGCATAAGCAGCCCGATAGAGGTGAAGGATGCCCGCGAGGACGGCATCCTCTCTATCCGCGCGTATGGACTCGCCTTCGGTAACGTGGACAGCTGGAACGACATCATTGCGCCGAACGCGTGCGACGAGTTCCTTAAAAGCCACGAAGCGGACCGAATGCGCCTATGCTGGCAGCATAACACCGACGACGTCATCGGAACGATCACAGCCAAGGGTGTGGACGATTACGGAATGTGGATTGAGGCGGACATCCTCCCGACCACTCTCGGAAAGGACGTACAGACACTTGTGAGAGGCGGCGCGGTGAACGAGTTGAGCATAGGCTACAATACAATCCGCTACCACTACGACGGGGACATCCGCATACTGGACGAGATAGCCATCCGCGAGGTGTCTATCGTGACTATCGCAGCGAACCCTCGTGCGGTCATTACCGACATGAAGGCAGAGGAAAACGAGCCGGAGACACAGCCGGCAGAACAGACAGAAGAAAAAACCCTTAAAACGGATACAAACATGGACGAAATGAAGAAGCAGCTCGAGACAATCGAGCAGAAGGCAGCAGCCGCAGAGAAGAAGGCAGCTGACCTCGCAGCACAGCTCGAAGGAAAAGAGACCGAGCTGAAGTCTGCACAGGAGAACATCAACAACCTTGACGCATCGGTGAAGTCACAGCAGACTGCTATCGAGGCTCTCCAGGCTCAGATGAAGGAGCAGAAGCAGGAGTGCTTCGTGGAGGCTGTTAAGTCAGTACTCGAGGAGAACAAGGACAAGATCGAGAAGCTCTTTGAGGAGAAGCGCGGCGGCTCATCTGTACGTATGGAGGTTAAGGCGGCAACCGCTACAACTCAGGCATACGGCACAGCAGTTGACACAGTCGTAGGCTCTGCACCTCACGCGGCTCGCGCATTCCTTGCTGCATTCGGTGAGGAGGTAGTGAACGGCGACAAGGCTGCATGGCTTGACGGTACATTCACTAACAACGCGGACTATGTAGAGGAGCTTACTGCAGCAGCAGACAGCGACGCATCGGCTAACGAGGTAATCCGCCAGTTCGGTAAGATTGCAACACGCCTCCTCCTTTCAAGCGAACTCAACGACTGGATGTCGGAGATTGCTTCTTGGGCGCAGGGCGAGGCTCTTGAGTTCATCAACGACAAGGTGGATGCAGAGGTATGGGACGGTGCGGGCAACGACAGCAACGCGAAGAAGAAGATCTATGGCCTCAAGGGCCAGGCTACTGCTTTCGCAAAGCTCGGCACTTACACAGACGCAACTATCGCAGACGTAATCCTTGACGCGGCTGCACAGGCAAAGAAGAACGGATACCTCGCAAACGTGGCAATCGTATCTTTCGGCACAGAGGCGGAACTCAAGGGCGTGAAGGACAAGAACGGCAACTACCTCTACAACCAGCTCACAGGAATGCTCGGCGGCATCAGAATCTTCCCTTCTAACGTGGTAGGCGAGAACGAGATCCTCGTGGCTGACTCACGTTGCGCGAAGGTACTCCGCAGACCATCTTACGAGCTTGAGATCACTCGTGACGCAGACCTTGACGGCTGGAAGGTTAACGTGCGCAAGGCTGCGCAGACAAAGGTGAAGGCGGCTCACAAGAAGGGCCTCATCTATGTCGCTGACAAGAACGCAGCAGTAACAGCTATCAGCAAATAGTAATGGCTGTCAAGAAACCGAACAAGACCCTTGCACTCGGGGATGTGGCTACCTTCGTGGTAGTCACTCCTCATTGCGGTCTTGAGGAAGGACACGAAAGAACGATGAAGGTAACCCGCTCGCTGCTCTACTGCCTCGAGCAGGGACTCTGGAAACTGAAGAAGTAAGTAATGGTATCACTTGAAATCATAGAGAGAGAAGAACCTGCAACTGCGTGGCTCGATCAATTCAAGGCATACGCCTCCGTAGCCGACGACTCGCAGGACTCCCTGCTGAACGCGCTGCTTGTCCGCGCCTGCATACGCGTGCAGGAGATGGCGGACAGAAGCATTCTTGCATGCACACTTGAACTGGCAGATGGAGACGTAGAGGACAATACGGTTAGATTGTATCAGACCGTATCCGAGGTCCTGGACGTAACCACAGCGGAGGGACATAGGCAGTACTGGCAGCCGGCCGGCAAGAATATCCGCGTATACAGCGACACAGCGGTCGTGAGGTACAAGACAGAACCGAGGACGGCGGACATTGACCGCCTCCTTCCTATCGTGTACCAGTACGCTACAGCGCTCTATGACGGAGAGGATAGCAAGACACTCGCAAACATTCTCACACAATGTCTTTAAGAAACCCACAGGGCGCACGCCGATACAATGAGAGGATAACCCTCACAAGGGCGGAGGTGATGACCGACGAATACGGCCACGCCTCTCTTTCCGCGCCCGCTGATGTGCGCGACGTATATGCATACGTAAGGCAGATGTCGGCCAACAAGACGATGATGACCTTTCAGCAGGCGGATGCGGTGGGATTGGAGATTGAGTTCAGAAACCCACGCGAGAACTTCAACGGACTCCGTTACCGCGGCCACGATGTGCATTTCGCACAGCCGGAGGACGTGGACGGCAGAGGGAGGACACTCCGCATCCAGGGCTGGTATCAGACAGACAATCCGCAGCAATGAAACGTAACGGCGTAGACGTATGGCTTGAAGGCGAGCGCGAGCTGTTCGTGAACATGCAGCGCAGACTTGACGGCTGTACAGACGCAGCGAGGCGAGGGATGCAGAAGGCGGGAACGCGGATCGTCGAAGACGCAAAGAGAAACCTTGCCGACAATGGATCAATGGCGACCGGCCAGTTACGCGCAAGCGGACGAGTGCAGGCGGTGGAAGGAGATGCGGACGCGGTGGATGCGGGATTCTTCAGCCAGAATACGCGAGGCGGTTACGCCTTCTTCGTAGAGTACGGAAGACGCAGAGGCAAGATGCCTCCGGTGGACGAGATTGTGGCGTGGCTGCGCAAAAAGACCTCCGTAAGGTCTGGCATAAAGAGTGCATTTGCATCTGCGGCGGCATTTTCACGAATGAAACAGGGAGCATACCTACAGCACCTTGCCTGGGCAATAGCAAAGGCGATAGCAAAGGCAGGCACAACGCCCCATCCGTTCTTCGGTCCGGCGGTGGAAAAGAACAAGAACGCGGTGAAGGACTTTATCGCGGAAGAAGTAAACAAGGAGACACAGAGAGATGGCAAATAGGATTCAGAGCGCACTGGGCGCGGTGTACAAGGGAATGGTCGGCAGACTGGCACGCAAGGGCGTGAAGGTCGGCGGTACAGCTTCCTATCCGCGCGTAGAGGTACACTCGGTGACGGAGAACGAGGCACAGGACAAGGGCGGCAACGTCCGCACCATTACCTGCATCGTTGAATGCCTTTCGGAGGAGAGGATGTCCGACGTGATGACAATGAACGAAGACAACCTCACTCTCGTCCTCTCGGAAGGGCTCAACCTCGGAACGGACTGGCGCGTGGTCGGCATACAGCCGGGACAGCTCCAGGAGATTACCGAAGTGAGCGAGACCAACGCCATCCTCTACAGACTCCTTCAGAATATTACGGTTTTTGTACAACGACTTAACAAATAGACACAATGGCAATCAAGACAGGAAACTCAATGCGCGTGTATATCACCGATTCGGAAGGTGGTAATTTCACATGGCTCGCGGGCGAGCAGAACAGCTCTGTGAACCTCACAGCCGAGATGCTTGACGTGAGCGACAAGTCTACCGAGTGGAAGCAGTACCTTCCGGCGATGAAGGGAGGCACTATTGACGTGACCGTATTCGCTGACGACGACAAGACCGGCCCGCAGCATAAGCTCCTCCAGTCGCTCGTTAACGGCGCGAAGGTGTACGTGTTCGTAGGCATCCTCGCAAGCGACACTCCGGCAGAGGGCGACATGTGCGCTGCGTATGTTACGTCAATCGGCAACACTTACGACACAAACGGCGTGGCATCGCGTTCGATTTCGCTCCAGATCACTGGAGAGGTGACACACTACCCATCACTTGCGGAGTAATGGGCGCAATCTACAACATAGAGATAAGAGAGGGGCAGAAGGTGGCGATGCTTTTTACCCCTCGTCTTTATGCCTTCAAAGGAACGGAGGGCGTGACCTTTGAACAGGAGGGAGCAGATATGCTCGCGGTCTATGCTCTCTATGCCGACGTGATGTTCTGCGCGGCTCTCAATCATTGGACTCTTACACATCCGGCGGACGAGGAGTTCCCGTACAATCGTGTGGACTTTCACGAGTATTCTGTAACTCACCGAAAATCTTTCGAGAAAGCGGTCATTTTCGCAATGGAAGCCTTGAGTGGTAAAAGTGTCCGCGAGTTGATGGAAAACGCCAAGAAAACGGCGGAAACCGCCAAAGAATCGGCGTCAGACGCAAAGGTGGAGGAGGACGTAAAAAAAAAGGGCTTGCGTGGGTGGATTACGAGCCTATTGAGGCGTTTCTCGTAGGCGAGTGCGGAATGACCGAGGAGCAGGCGGGATTCACGACAGCACGCGAGTTCAACCTCAAGGTCAAGGCAAGACAGGAGGAGCAGCAGAGCAGATGGGAGCTGGCAAGGTGGCAGATGTTCCTCGCATTGCAGATGCAGCCGTTCATCAAGAGCCATAGCAAGCCGAAGGATGTCAAGGCGTGGATTACGTTCCCTTGGGAAAGGGTTAAGGAAGTGAGAAAGGAAGACTGCAAGGTAACAAGTGACGAGGCACAGCAGCTCAGCAATCTGCTGTCGGACTTTTTAAGCAGACAATAATGGGCAAGATAGGAGACTTATTCGTACGACTCGGCTTGAAGTCAGACGGCTTCAAGAAGGGAATGACGGACGCGAAGAAGGAAACGCAGAGCTTCGGCAGCAAGCTCGGTCAGATGAAGGCCGGTGCGCTTGCCGTATGGGCGGCGATAGGTACTGCTGTGGTCAAGTTCAGCCAGGACTTCATCAGTGCGACCAACAAGATAGGCGATGCGTGGGAAACGCAGATGCGCGGAATGAAGGCAGCATACAATTCCGTTCTTGCAGACTTTACGAATTATAAGCCGGACACCAGCAGTATCCGCAACTTCTTCAAGGGAGAATTGGAATGGATCAAGAAGACCTTTGGCAATGCCAAGGAATCCGCAGATGCAGGAAAGGAAGCGGCGAAAGCCTTTGATGCCGAGTTTGAGTTAACGCAATCCGTAACACTACAGCGCAAGCAGATACAGCATGAATTGAATGAGCTGTATGCTATCATGCGCGATACATCGAAGTCCAATGAGATACGCAAGAATGCGCAGGAGAGATACAAGGCACTGCTGCAACCGATAGCAGATGCAGAGGTGGCAGTATATAGCAATATGCTTGATGCGGCTATTACGGAGTGGCAGGCAGGTACGGGGCTGAATAGAACTCGCGACGAAATCGTGGAGTTCTTCTCGAAGATAGGAATAGAGACAGAGGCAATGGCCGCCAAGTTCCCGGATATATACGATGTGTTCAACAACCGCAAGGGCGACAAGACCAACCTGCCAATCTTCGATATTATCGGCAGGTATCAGGATGCGGCCAATCAGATGTCCAACGTGGAGAAGGAGATGGCGAGAGTTACTAACGCCATTAACGCAGACATTAAGAGGGGACTGGATGCACAGGTAAAGGAGATAGCGAAGGCGGCAAACGAGAAACTGAAACTGGACCTTAAGCTGGATCTGGAGATTGATACGGAAGAACTGGACTGGTCGGCATTGGATGCGGAAATAGAAGCATTCGCAAACGGTTGGAATGAGCATTGCCTTGAAATAAAGGCTCTGAACGATATGTTGGAGCAGTCCTTCATTGATTCTTTTTCGGGAGGAACGCAGGCACTGACGGACATGCTTATGGGCGTTGAAGGCGCAGACGCATCGCAGGTGATGGCGGCTATACTTCAGCCTATGGCGAGGACGGCCACACAGCTGGGAGAGATGCTCATCGCGGAAGGACTTGGAATCAAGGCGTTCAAGGATTCGCTGAAAACATTGAAGCCGGAGGTAGCATTCGCTGCCGGAGCGACACTCATCGCAGTCGGTGCTGCACTCTCTTCGGGAATCAAGGCCCTCGGAACAAGCGGAGGAACAGCCGGAACAACCGCAGCCGCAGGCACGACAGCGACCTCTGGGACGCAGACCCTGGAGCAGGAGATCACAGTCAACGTGGTAGGAGAGATCAGCGGAGACAAGATAATTCTCGCGGGTCAGAAAACCCTTAATAAGTGGAGTCGATAGCCTATGTATTGCCTCAGATATACCAAGTATATAGTAACGCCGGAGCGTGAGTGGGTGCTGAATATCTACCAGGACCGCGAGACCGCTATTGATGCAGTGGGCATCGGCCCGGTACTGCAGGGGCTTCGCCTTGTCGTGCAGGGAGACCAGGCCGACATAGATACGCCGATTGTAAAGACCTCCCTGGAGATGGTCTTCGTGGATGCTCCCGACCTTGAGGACGGCAATAAGAACGGATTCTGGGAGGAGTTCTACACCAGCAGCGCGACAGAGTGGAAGGTGGAACTCGTGGACGAGACGGTAATGATACCGATATGGACGGGATTCATCACTCCCGATTCGTTCAGCGAAGACCTTCGTTATCGCGGCTCGGTTTCAATCATCGCACGCGACAACCTCGGAACACTGCAAGACACTACGTGCGACCTCACAAAGTGGCAGAACAAGGACGGCAAGGTGTACGTGTATCAGATAATCACGCAGGCTCTTGCGGTCAGCACATGCGCAATGGAGCTGACGTACGACTACAAGGATTTTCCGTTCTCGGCAGAAAGCGGAATGAACGGAAGGTACGAGATGAGCGGCAGCCTTCTGTGGCAGATGGTGGACGCGCAGAGACTCCACGAGATGAACTGGTGGGAAGCCCTGGAGAAGGTGCTGTATTCCATCGGCGCTGTGATGCGCTACGTAGGGGACAATAAGCTCGCGCTTATGCCGTTACGCTGCCTTCCGAAGAACGGCGTCAAGGAGTGGGCGGATGTTCCCGTTGTGCCTGCGCAGTTCCTCGCATTCGGACACCGAGAACTCGTTCCCGGTGTGAAAAGCATTACCGAGACACACGAATATGAACTCGGCATAGAGGCAGAGGTGGAACGTATCAGCGAATACGAGAACACCGCTACACTCTCATGCTACAACCTCAATATGTACGGCCCGGACGGAAGCAATGTCGGCCCGGCCTTCAATGTACCGGCGTGGGGTTACACTAATCCAAAGACAAAGACAGCAGTAGCGGCGGCTGATTCCGGTTTGCTCAATGTCAACGGCTACGGCAAGGTGAAAGGCGAAGATTCAGAAGCCTATGGCTCGTGGGACGATACAAGCGTTATCTACATGGCGGTAAATACGCGCGTGGATAAGCCGGTCGTGTTCAGCAAGAGAGTGTTCTCCGCGACGGGAAAGGTATCAGTTGCCTTCTCGGTTGACAAGCCGGTGAGCATTACAAGGGATTACGCGCAGGTGATGAACACACCGATAGCGAGTGTGGTGGGAGGAAGCTCGACACCGCAGATAGTATTCAAGCTCAAGCATACGGCTCTTGACGGAACGGTGAAGTATTACAACGGATCATCGTGGGGAGCAGAAACGAATCTCACAAGGTTGCTCCACCAGAGCCTCATCTTGCAGGATAAACCGACAGCATCCAAGATTGAACTCAAGGACATCACTCTACCTGCGGTGGGTACTCTTTCCGTTGAATTGGTCCGCATAACTTGTGAGACAGTGAACATCAATCTGCGAGTTGCGGCTGTTGGATTGTTCATGAGGGTGCGTGACATCAGAATACAGCAGGAGATGCCAGAGGACGTGGAGATACTCAAGAAACTCACTCTTACGACAAACTACTCGGATAAGTACGCCGTACGAATCACGCGTGATCCCGCATTCGTCATCAACGAGACCGAGTTGCCGGAGGTCGCCTACATTCCTAACGCGTTGCTGATGGAGGGAGAATACCAGTACTTCGGCGCGGGAGATTGGGGATGGCTCGGCCCGGACCTTTCAGACCCGCCAAGACACAAGGGCATATCGCTTGCACGCCTCATTCATCAGCAGCTGCTGGCGTATCACGCAAGGCCGAACAACCTTCTGACGGGAGAACTGGTGAACATAGATATGGCGCATCCGTTCACAGCGTTATATGAGTGGGGAGGAGTGGAACATCTGCTGTTGTCGGGAACGCTGAATGTACTCACCGGCAGAATGGAAGGAGCGACACTCCGCTCGTTCACAAGATACGAGGATATGTGGGAGACCAACGAATAACGGCAAGGGTATTGATAAGACGATAATAAACAGCATATGGAGACAATAAAGGTGTGCGCAGGCACAGAAGTAAAACTGAACATCTACAACCTTCCAATAGGCGACCTCACGATGGATGACTATTCTTTCGAGATAGAGGCCTATACTCCGCGCGGCCGCAGAAGCCTCGTGTTTACGAAGGACCAGGCAATCCGTGTGGATGAGAACAACTACCTCGTTGTGATTGATACAGCCATGATTGGACCGGGAGAGTTGTGGTGCAGACAGACTGCTCAGATACCCGACAATGATCTGCCGGACGGATTCAGAAAGGAGGTTGATGCCCAGTTTACCGGGGTGGTTATAGTATCAGCGAGGTAGTATGGCTTGTTTATGTTATATAGTCAGCAAGGTCGGGGATAGTCTGGAAATGTCGCTCACTTATGCGGCGGGTCTTCAGACATCTATATCTCACCTTCCAGAGAGAGGGCAGATGCTGACCACGCGTTACAGCGTTATTTGCAGCACTCAGACAAGCCCGGAGGGCGTGGTGCTGACGGCGGCAGACGGAGACCTTTACGATGGAAACAATGAACTGATATACGCATTATCATAATGGGAAAATTAAGACAAACAACAGAGCAGATACAGGAACTCCTCGACAAGGTGGAGAATGGAGAAGCCGGAGGTGGCGGTCTCAAATACTCGGTAGAGCGCAAGGTCTATACAGGGGAGTTGTATGATGGTATAGAGCTGACAGAAGAACAGAGAGCCTACAATATAGAAACCTTCAACATAGCCTACAATGGAGAAGTTGTATCTATCAATATGGAAGGTATGCTCTTTCCCGTTTTGGATAGAGACAAAGACAACAGAGGTAGATATGTGGATTTTTTAATCTATGCAACTCTATACGGTAGGTCGTTTGATTCTACTCTCCGCATATACGAAGACGGAAGTGTGGTGGAAGCAAGTTTCGGAACGAATCCGACCATCCTATCTGTGAACAGTCCTACAACTTTCGTGGATTTCTTCGCTGACCATACTTTCTATTTCCGAAGGGCATTATTGGCGTACCCGGGAGGATACGCTTCGGTGACCTCTACGACTGAAGAAACGATAGGCGAAAGAAGGCTTGTCGTGATGAATGCAATCGGTATGACCTCATCCATATTGATAGGTGTGGATAAATACACCGGAGAGGTGATTGAGCAAAGAGAGACTCCGCTCGGTGGCACACAAGGAGGAGGACTGAAATATTCCGAGGAGAGAACACTATACGGCATCGTTGAAGAAGTGCTGACCGATGAGCAGAAAGCTTATAATGCCGAGACTTACAGCAAAATGATGAGCGGAGAAGCGATCACAATTAATGTCGGTGGAGTGCTTATTACCCCTTTCCTTGTTATTGAAACCGAGGGGTTTGTGAGGTTTGATGTCTCGTGGGAGACTGATGGAATTAAAAACCACGTTATAATCAAGCTCTTAAGTAATGGAAATGTAGAGACATCAGCTACTGCTGGTGTAGATGCCCTTATTATAAAATACGGAAATGCAGAAAGTGCAAAGGCTGTATTCGCTGACCCTATGTTCTTCTATAAAAGGATTGTATTATATTATTCTCTTACTCTTGTAGACCTTCATATCAAATCTGTTCCTATAACGGAGGACGGAAAAACAATATGTAAGTTAGGATTTACTTCTGAAGGTACTGAAGTAATAATGACATATGATGTAGACACAGGAGAAATCCTTGAGGAGGAAACAACCTCTGATACTTTAAAGGTGTATATCGATGTGTCAAATACTGAAGATCTCAATTCCTCATATAATCGAGATGCTGTAAGTGGGCAAAACACATATAAAAACATAGTTGTAGGAGACAACTACTCTATAGGAGCAGTATACTACCCATTATACTCATGTAAGATAGACAACATTAATATTGAGGTGGTAATCTACCGCAATGGCGCATTCCAGAGATGGATAATCAACGCAGACGGAACATCAACCTTAACAGCATAAAGGAGTAAGATATGGACAACAGAAACAACATCCTCAAGACCCTTCAGGCAAGGGTAAAGGACGCGAGAGAGAAAGCAATAGCAGAGGGAAGAGCGATCCCTTCGGTGGAGCATCGCAATGCTTTCATAGAGAGAATGAATCAGCAGACCTCGCAGAGCAGTAACGCATTTCTTCAGAGGCTCATTGAGAGGATGAAGGCAGAGAAGGAATCGCAGAACAAGTAACCAATACAAAATACACAGATATGGCAACACAGACATTGACATTCAGCAAGGTAGGCGAGGCATATGAGGCTACCTTTGAAGTGAGCGGAGACTTCGCTCTCCACATTGAAAGGAACGAGGCTGGCGGTCTCATCATGGAGCAGTCCTCTGTGAAGGATGCGGAGTTCGCCCTCGTTGAGAATTTCCCATCAAGGGCGAGATATATGAAGGTTCTTGACTATTCGGTGGGAGGGGTCATCGTACCTGTGACCATCAGGTTGACCTCGGCAACAATGCCGACTATGGCGGTGGTGACAATAGCGGAGTAAGGTATGAACAAGATAATGCTCAACACAATCGGCACTCCTTGCAAGGCAGGGGGTGGCGGTAATAGCGGAGGCGGTGGAAACGGAGGAAAGGAACTCACAAGGAACGATGTGAATTTCTTCGACTATGATGGTACATTGTTGTACTCTTACTCTTGGGAAGAAGCAAAGAAACTTACCGAGCTTCCAGAAGCACCAAGTCACGAAGATATGAACTTCGTTGAGTGGAACTATACGCTTGAGGATATTAAGGCGCAAGGTTTTACTGTCTTCGCAGACGAAGAGGGATACTATAGATATGTTGGCGATTTAGTTATTGATGGCGTCACATATAAAGCATGGAATCATGCACCAAATGGATTAGACGGAGGATGGGCTCTTTTGGTGAATGACCCACAAAAGGGTGGTTCTTATTATTATGCCGAGTTACATGATGATGGTTGGTTTATTGGCACTGAAGATGATGGTACGCCCACAGAATATTCAATTTTGGATGTAGATGAGCTATCGGGAAAAGCAGATATTGGAGCGGTATATGTAGACTACCATGACAACTATATAGAAAATCCGCCTAATGTGCTTATTATGCCAAGGGGCACTACAGAGTTATCATACGAATGCGCAAGAATGGCAATATTTACAGTAACATCTCTCCCGAATACAATTGAGGTTATTAATGACTTCGCATTTGATAGAGTAAAAATACTAAACCCATTGATAATTCCTACAAGCGTAAAAAATATACAAGCTGGATATGGCGTTATTTATGGTGGTTATTGTAGCGAGGTTTATTATAATGGAAGTTTTGGAGGCGATGGCACTATATTACACATGGCATACCAATTCGTGAATCCTGTTTATAAATATCCAAACATATTATGTTGTGAGAACGATTATGGGCTGATAGAGTTTTGCGAATGCGTTCATGCTGTCATTATGTCAAAAGTAGTTAATTACATACCAGCATACTTCTTTAGTTTCAGAATAGAAAATAGTGATTCGCAAAGAATAGTAGATTTTTCTGAAAACATATTTATACCACAATTGAATTCTGGTGCATTTGATTTTTATTCTGAAGGTAATAAACATTATTCAGAATTGATTATTATTGTTCCAGATGCGCTATATGATACATGGATTAATAGTACGAATTGGGCGGATATTGCTTCTTGTATAATGAAAAAGAGTCAATTTGAGGGAACTTACGGAAAAATAAATTTTAGATAATTATGATACAGAGACAGTTATACAAAACAAGGGTAGACGGAGTTAATCTCTATGTAACATTCTCGGATGAGGGATGGAAAATTCGCAAGAAAGGAAATAGAAGAGGGTCTCTTTATAACCAAGCGGTAGATGTTGAGGGTGCTAATTATGAGTACGAAGAGGCCGACGAGAAGGTAATGCACACAGCCGAAGAAGCGAAGTGGATGGACGAAAACGGTGTTCAATATTATATTCGATAGCCTATGGAACTGACATTCAATAAGACAGTCAACGGCTATATAGCGGAATACTCAGCTACCACTCACTTCAATCTCCACATTGAGGGTGGTGGCAGGGTACTGCTATACAGGCGAACAAGCGGAAGTCAAGGCACTCTGCTTGCTTCCATTCCATCGGAGGTGGTGGATGTTGATGTAGCGGTGAACCACGAGGCTACGTACACGATACATTGTGCTACAATGCCGAATACGGCAGTAATAACCGAGTCATGATGATGAAGATATTATTATACCTTTGGAGCCTGCCCCAGAATCTTCTGGGGTTGCTCCTTCGTGCCATTTACAAGGGCAACGACTCGCAGTACGAGGATGCTCTTGTAAGGCGTTCAGTGAAGATGGGAGGCGGAATCAGCCTCGGAAGGTACATCATCATCAACCGATATGCGAGCAGGAAGACGATAATGCACGAATACGGCCACTGCAGGCAGAGTAAGCGTCTCGGACCGCTGTATCTTCTTGTGATAGGACTACCGAGCATACTGCACGCATGGCGATACGATAAGAAGACCGGGAAATCGTACTACGACTACTGGACCGAGAGATGGGCCGACAGACTCGGAGGGATCGAACGATAAAGAACATGACCTATGAAAACGAACGAGAAGCACGCAGATAAATACATCTTCTACACTTGCCTCATCGCTTCAATCATAATCGGTGTCGTGTCTTTCCTGCTCCCACCGACTGGAGTGATAGATCCGAGCTGTCTCAAGTTCATCGCGCTGCTTCTCGGATTCAGTGCGCTGGGAATAGCCGGGCAGAACTTGGCGAACGGCAAGGACGTGACGTTCAGCCATGGGGAAACGAAGGTAGAAATTAACGATGAAAGCAATGAGAACTGATAGAGAGACAATCATCCGACAGCTCCACAACTACTTCCAGATCCGCGAACTGGTGTGCGAGCATACCCACAGCAGGTGGGGCGAGAGGGCGTGGCAGTTCCTTGATACGGACTTCCTGGAGTGCCTTCTCATCATCCGTCGCGACATCCTCCAGGTGCCGATGACCTGCAACCACGAGGGCGCATGGCAGCGCGGTCTGCGCTGCAATAGGTGCGAGCTTGTCAAGGGCAAGGACCGCGCGTATCTGAGCAGCCACGTCCTCGGAAAGGCCGGAGACTTCACCGTCAAGGGCCTCACCGCACAGGAGGCGCGCTCAAGGATCCGCCAGAATGCGCACCTGCTCCCGTGCAACATCCGCATGGAGGGCGGCGTGAGCTGGCTGCACTTTGACGTGCTGCCGCAGTACGGAGTGACGGATAAGGTATACGAATTTACCGAGTAATATGGACGATACAAGAATATATTTTCTCGTGGTTGTGGCTATGATGATAGCCTGCGCCGGCTTCGGATTCAAGCTCGGCAGAGAGGGCGCATTGCTGCCCGTTCAGACGCGCGTAGAGCATACGGCCGACACAATATACGTCCGCGACACGATACGCGTGGAGACGCCCGCGGAAACGCGTACGGAATACCTTGTGGAGACGATACGTGTCCCGGTGCGCGATACGTTGTGGAAGCGCGACACTCTGTTCGTGGAAATCCCGAGGGAGCGCAAGTTCTACAAGGAGGAGGACTTCTACGCCGAGGTGTCCGGCTACCGCGTGAATCTTGACTACATTGAGGTGTATCCGAGAACGGCGACGATCACGAAGACGGAGAGGGTAGAGGTGAAGAGGCGCACGCGCTGGGGCATAGGAATGCAGGTCGGCTACGGCATAGGAGTGAACTCCGGGAACGTGTACACAACGCCGTACGTGGGCGTGGGAATTTCATACAATCTGCTGTCCTTCTGACATACATCCATACTACGACAAACATCTATATATACAACCCCTGCCGGATACGATTCGGTGGGGGTTTCTGGTCTTAAACGTGTAAGGTGTGAATGCGCGGAGCAATGTCGCGCCGCACTAAATACACATATATATGGCACACGTTAAGACAATGGACGGAAGCGAAGTCAAAGTACCTTCGCAGGGACAGGTCAATCTCAACACCGTACTCGGTGCGGTAGGCAGTTATGGCGCATTAAGCGGCGGTTTCAATAACTGCGGTGGCGGTATTCTCGGCGGTATCTTCGGAGGTAATCGCAACGGCAACGGATGCGGCGATCAGTGGGTGACACGCTACGAGGTAGGTATGCAGCAGGCACTCGCGGCAAAGGATAGCGAGATCATGGAACTTAAGGCGAACATCTACACAGATTCCAAGATTACCGACACTTACAAGGAGTTGCGTGGTCTTATCAGTGTTCTTCAGGAGTTCGCAGCAAGGCAGGCTATTCAGAATCAGGGATTCACAGATGCTTTCAGAGAGATTCAGAAGGACATCGACTACAAGCTCAATCTCGAGGCAGAGCGCAGAGAATGTGCAGATTGCAGTATCGTGAACTACCTTAACAGCAACTTTGCTACAAAGCTCATTCAGCCTTATGCAGCAGGAACTGAGGCAGGCTCTCCAGCTTCAACCTTCAATCCTCTTGCTTGCACAAAGAAAGGCTGCGGCTGCTAACGATGAAGCACAACGGGGAGGGGAAACCCTCCCTTAAATTGACAGCATTATGACAAATATAGATAAGGTCAGCACAGCCCTCGCAGAATGGGGCTTCAAGGTGGCAAAGGATATGCTGCCGACAATCACGATACCGATGCAGAGCGCGGTGGGCAAGTTCATGTACGGTATTCTCGGAATTGACCCTACGACCTACAACGTCTGGTCAGAGCTGGGATTCCTTGCGGAGCCTCTCATCCAGACAATGGTGACACCGGCGGTCGGCAAGATGCTCGGCGGCATACCGGACGAACAGATACCGGAGCTTGCGCATAAGTTCGTGGATTCGTTCATCCAGCAGGCGGAGAAGAAGGGCGCGGTCAACATGTTCGGCATAGAGGTAGACAAGAACGACTTCGAGGCACTGAAGGCGATACTGACCGATAAACTGAAATGATATGGAGACACATAGGGAACGATTCATGGAGATGGTCCATGGAGAGATAGGCGAGGATCATAAACTCTCGCCGGTAATCGCCGCTCTTGTTGCCATGGTGGAGGACGATGCGCGATTCAACGAGTTATATGAGATTCATGAAGGCATAGAGAAGTACGGCCAGTTTCTGACAGAGAAGGAGGCCCGGAAGATCGTGGACGGATTCGTATCGTACGACGGGACGCGAGGAGCGAAGTGGCAGCCGACGGTATTGTTCCAAGCGGTGAAGGACCTTGGCGGTCATATCTCACAGGACGGGGAGTACAACTGCTGGACCATATACGTGCTGATGAACTGGCTGCACTCGGACTATGGCCGCACGCTGATGAAGAGGGTGCAGGGCAATGATTACGCGCTCATGATTTACGAGATGTCTCTCGACTGGATAAACGACAGAGACGGAGACCACGACGTAAGGGAAAAATTCTTGTAGATTACGAAATAATGACTACCTTTG